AGACTGATAAAATGTTAGAAGATTTAAATTTGTATATGGATCCAAACCTAGAGTATAAAGGCTTAGAAAAGCTAAAAAATATCCCGTATTATTTTTCAGACGAAAAGTCAGTTCCAGCGACTTATGAGAGTTTGAGTGACTATCGAAAAAATTTGAAGAAGATGGAATACTATGCAGATAATTTTAGAACGGAAAAAGCAGGCGGCGGTATGGTAGGAATACGTAAACCAAATGCAATAGCGCCAACTGGAGGACCCATGCATCAAGGCTTGCGTTCACTATACATTAATGATAAAGATTATTAGGAGTATAAATGGCAGAATTAGATAAATCACTCCCGAATGTTCGACACGAGGTAAAAATACCTGGCGCGCAAGCGCCCACAGATGTTGACATTACGGAAGAACAACAAAGACAACCTGTAGAAGTAACACCTGATGAAGATGGTGGTGCTACAGTTAATTTTGAACCACGAGCCGTGAACCAGGCTCAGTCAAACACGCACTTTGATAATCTAGCCGATATTTTACCAGAAACAGTTTTAGATCCCGTTGGAATACAACTTAGACAAAATTATACAGATTATAAAATGTCTAGAAAAGACTGGGAAAGTTCGTACGTTAATGGTTTAGATCTTTTAGGATTTAAATACGATAACCGTAATGAACCTTTTCAAGGAGCAAGTGGTGCTACTCACCCCGTTTTAGCAGAAGCTGTTACACAGTTTCAAGCCCTTGCTTATAAAGAATTACTTCCTGCAGATGGACCCGTTAGAACTCAAGTTATTGGAGTATCCAATCCTGCCAAGGAAGCTCAGTCGCAAAGAGTAAAAGATTTCATGAATTATCAGCTTATGGATCAGATGAAGGAATACGAACCTGAATTTGATCAGATGCTATTTCATCTGCCGCTTAGCGGCTCTACTTTCAAGAAAGTATATTATGATGACTTACTGGGACGTGCAGTATCAAAGTTCGTTCCTGCAGATGACCTCGTAGTTCCGTATACGGCTACCTCATTAGACGATGCGGAAGCGGTGGTCCATGTTGTAAAAATATCAGAGAATGATTTAAGAAAACAGCAAGTTGCTGGTTTCTATTCTGATATTGAATTAACAAAACCTGTCTCTGTAGATGCAGATAAGGTTGTTGATAAGAAAAGAGAATTAGAAGGAACTTCTAAATCCACAAGAACAGAAAGCATTTATAATTTATTAGAATGTCACGTGAATCTGGATTTAGAAGGTTTCGAAGATGTTGGTCAAGACGGTGAACCAACAGGAATAAAATTACCTTACGTCGTTACAGTCGAAGAAGGTAGTCAAAAAGTTTTGTCAATCAGACGAAACTTTGCGCCCAATGATCCACTAAGAAATAAAGTCCAATACTTCGTCCACTTCAAGTTTCTGCCAGGACTAGGATTTTATGGATTTGGACTCATTCATATGATTGGCGGTTTGAGTAGAACGGCAACGTCTGCTCTCCGTCAATTATTAGATGCGGGAACTTTATCTAATTTACCAGCCGGATTTAAACAGAGAGGTGTCAGAGTCAAAGATGATGCTACACCAATACAACCAGGAGAATTCAAAGATGTGGATACGCCTGGTGGTAATCTAAAAGATGCATTTGTATTTTTACCATACAAGGAACCTTCAGCTACATTATTGCAGTTGATGGGAATTGTAGTTCAAGCAGGACAGAGATTCGCGTCCATTGCTGACATGCAGGTCGGGGACGGGAACCAAGGCGCAGCCGTTGGTACGACCGTGGCTCTTTTAGAACGGGGTTCAAGAGTAATGTCAGCAATCCATAAACGATTGTATGTAGCTCTCAAACAAGAATTTAAATTACTAGCAAAAGTATTTGCTCAGTATCTTCCACCTGAATATCCATACGATGTAGTGGGTGGACAAAGAAATATTAAAGTCACAGACTTTGATGAAAGAGTAGATGTACTACCCGTAGCGGATCCAAACATTTTTTCAATGTCACAAAGACTAACATTGGCACAAACTGGATTGCAACTCGCAATGTCCAATCCACAAATGCACAATTTGTATATGGCATTTAGAAAAATGTATGAAGCGTTAGGAATAAAAGATATCGATAGAATTTTACCGCCACCACCACCGAATGCACCTAAAGATCCCTCTTTAGAACACATTGATTCATTAGGTGGAAAACCTTTTCAAGCATTTCCAGGACAGGATCATAGAGCACACGTTACAGCGCACTTAAATTTTATGTCAACGAACATGGTTAGAAATAATCCAGCGGTTATGGCATCATTACAGAAAAATATATTAGAGCACATTAGTTTAATGGCTCAAGAACAAGTACAATTAGAGTTCAGAGAGCAAATGCAACAATTACAAATGCTTTCACAGCAAGCTGCACAGAATCCACAAGCACAGCAACAGGTGCAACAAATCACTCAACAGATAGAAGCACGAAAAGCAGTGTTGATTGCAGAAATGACTGAAGACTTTATGAAGGAAGAAAAGAAAATTACATCTCAATTCGATCATGATCCACTTTTAAAACTTAAATCTAGAGAAGTTGATTTAAGAGCAATGGAAAATGAACGTAAGCAACAAGAAATGAATAAAAAATTAGAAATTGATCAAGCTAAATTAGTTCAGAATAGAGATATTACTGAAGATAAACTTGAACAGAATGAAGAATTAGCAGAATTAAGAGCTGATACTTCAATTGAGAAGCAAGAAATGGCAAATGAAAACAGATTGACACTTGCAAAGATGAAGCCTAAAACAAACGGAAGCTCTAGATAGTGACAAACACTAAAAAAAGAGCTATAATAAATAAAAAAAGGAGCACATAATGGCGTGGAATTATAAAAAAAGTAAGCCTGTTAAGATAGAAGAATCTAAAGTTATAACTGATCCTAGATCAGAAACTAGTCTTAGAGGAAAATCTAGATTAGCAGTTGGAAACAAACAACCTGTTTCTGGCTCAGGCGCTGCTAGACGACAAAAAGACGTAACCTGGGTTTAGTATGTGGTTTGGAGCAATAAAATTAGCTCTTAACGCTGGAACTCACATTTACAAAAAGCGTCAAGAGACAAAAATGGCTATGGCTGATGCACAACACATGCATGCGCGAAAGATGGCCAGTGGCGAAGAACAATACCAGGGCAAACTTTTAGAGGCTCGGCAAAACGACTATAAGGACGAGGTCGTTTTAGCGATTCTCACACTGCCCATAATAATTTTGGCCTGGGGGGTCTGGTCGGACGATCCGGCCGCTATGGAGAAGATAAAAATTTTCTTCGAGCATTTCCAGGCGCTTCCCTCATGGTTTACAAATTTATGGATCCTTGTATGCGCGAGCATATTTGGTATAAAGGGGACTCAAATATTTAGAGGAGGAAAAAAATAATGCCAGGAAAAGAAATTAAAGGAAGAAGTAAAAGAGCAAATTATCGTTATGGTGGTAGAATAAACGCTGCTGACGGTTTATGGGCTAATATTCATGCTAAAAAAGCAAGAATAAAAGCTGGTAGTGGTGAAAAAATGAGATCACCTGGATCTGAGGGTGCGCCAACTGCTAAAGCATTAAAAGAGAGTCAAACATAATGTCTTTTAAATCAGAAAAACAAAGACGATACATGCATGCTAACCACCCTGAAATCGCAAAAAGATGGGAAAAAGAGTATAAAAAAGGTGGAAGAGTAAATCTTAGCACAGGTACAAAATATATTGGACCGAGCATTAGAGGTGAGTATGGTGGAGTTAATTTATCAAATCCACACAACAAGAAATATTATAAAGGAATGATATAAATGGATCCGTTAGTTGTTGTAGCCAAATTACAAAAAATAATGAGAGACAATTTACAAAGAGTTGGGGATGCCATGATAAGCGGTGGTATTGACAATATGGAAAAATATAAGTATATGTTAGGACAAGCTAACACATATCAATTTATACTACAGGAAATCTCTAACCTGCTAAAAGATAAGGAGCAAAAAGATGAGCAAGGAAACGTTATCGACATCGGAAAAGGAAATCCCAAAACATAGGAATGCACTTTCTGAAAAATACCTAGATGAAGCCAAAGGTGAAAAAGAACCTTTAAATCCAGACAATATACAAAACGTAAAAGACCAGCTACCCGAACCTAGCGGCTGGAGACTTTTAGTTTTACCTTTCACACCGAAAGAGAAAACTAAAGGTGGAATTATTATTGCACAAGAATCATTAGAGAAATTAAGGATAGCTACAAACTGTGGTTATGTTTTAAAGGTTGGTCCATTAGCTTATTATGATAAGGAAAAATTTCCTACAGGCTCTTGGTGCAAAAAAGGAGATTGGGTGATTTTTGCAAGATATGCAGGATCAAGATTACCAATTGACGGCGGAGAAGTCCGCTTATTAAACGACGACGAAGTTTTAGGAACTATAAAAGATCCTGAATCAGTGTTGCATAATGTATAACATAGAAGGAGATAACTATGCCAGAAGATGACAAACAAGATCTAGTTGACATCGATACATCGGGTCCCGGTGCAGAGGTTGAATTAGAGGAAGAAAAAGTAAAAGAAGTAAAAGAAGAAACTACTAACGAACAAGATAAAACTTATGAAAATGAACGTGAAAAAAAACTTGAAGAAGCAAAAGTAGAATCTAAAGTTGAAGAACCAAAAGTTGAAGAAGTAAAAGAAGAAACTAAAAAAGAAGAACCAAAAGAAGAATTAGAACAATACAGCGAAGGCGTTCAAAAAAGAATTGCAAAGCTAACTAAAAAATGGCGTGAAGCAGAAAGACAAAAAGAAGCTGCTTTAGAATTTGCAAAAGGTGGTCAAGTTGAATTAGAACAATTAAAAACAAAAGTTTCTAAATTAGAACCAGGCTATGTTAATGCCTTAGAAGGTAAATTAAAGACTGGCTTAGAAGCTGCTAAAGCAAAACTTTTAAAAGCAAGAGAAGCTGGTGATATTGATGCAGAAGTTGAAGCACAAAAAGATATTTCTAAAATTGGTATTGAAGAATCTAAAGTTAATACTTTAAAAAGTAGATACCAACAACAAGCAAAAGCAGCACCAATTCAACCACGAACATTAGATCAAGCTGTTCAAGCACCTCCTGCTGATCCAAAAGCAGAAGAATGGGCGGATAGAAATGAATGGTTTGGTAAAGATAATGCTATGACTTATACAGCGTTTGACTTACATGAGAAGTTAACTAAACAAGAAGGCTTCGACCCACATTCTAACGAATATTATTCTGAGATAGACAAGCGAATGAGACTTGACTTCCCACATAAATTTGATAGAAAAGAACTATCGGAAGGAACGACTAAACCGACACAAACAGTTGCGTCAGCAACGCGAAGTGTTAAACCGGGTCGCCAAACTGTGAGACTCACTTCATCGCAGGTAGCAATTGCTAAAAAATTAGGAGTGCCATTAGAAGATTATGCAAAACAATTAAAAATAATCACGAAGGAGATATAAGCATATGCAAAAAGATACAATAAAAGCTTCCCGTGCGAGTCAAACTAGAGTTAAAGAAGTAAGAAAACAAGTTTGGACTCCACCATCATCTTTAGATGCACCCCCTGCACCAGATGGATATCATCACAGGTGGATAAGAGCCGAGTCAATGGGTTTTGACGATACAAAAAACATGGCCGGTAAGCTGAGATCGGGTTACGAATTAGTGAGAGCTGATGAATACCCTGAGACAGATTATCCAGCGATTGATACAGGTAAGTACAAGGGAGTGATCGGAGTTGGCGGACTATTGCTGGCTAGGATATCTTTAGAGTTAGTTAAATCGCGTAAGGAGTATTTTGATAACCTTACACAACAAAAAGACGACGCGATCAATGACGACCTTATGAAGGAACAGCACCCAGGAATGCCTATCGATATTGATAGACAGACCCGTGTAACCTTCGGTGGTACAAAAAAAGACTAATAATTTTTTAGTAATTTTTGCCAACGAATTCAATTAATTGTGACTGGAGGTCCGTAAGGACAGGTCACTAAAGGAGAAAATAATATGGCAAACCAAGACGCAGCTTTCGGATTAAAACCCCTAGGCAAAATTGGACAGTCAGCAGATAATAACGCAGCTACTGAATATGAAGTGGCAGCATGTGCTTCAGCTTTTGCTCAAAACGATCTTATGATTGCTTTGGCAGCAGGAACTGTTGGCATAGGCGCAGCTACTAATAACGGAGTTCTTTTGGGCTCTTGTCAGGGTGTGTTTTTCACTGACGCTTCAACAAGTAAACCAACCTTTGCTAATCACCTAGTTGCTTCAAACGCAGCTACTGATATCAAAGCGTTTGTTACAGACGACCCATTTCAAGTTTATGAAGTACAATCGGATGCATCAGGTGCAACTCAACAACTAGACGTTTTCACAAACGCTGACGTTGCTGTTGGCGCAGGTGTAACTCCGCATTTTGTTTCTAAAACTGAAGTGACGGACACTCAATCAACAACTACAGCTAATTTGCGAATCATCGGAATTTCGGACGATCCTGACAATAGCGACTTAACAGCAGCTAATTGTAACTTTAAAGTGATCATCAACGAACATTTCTATATGACCGCAACTGGCGTATAATAGCAGAATAGGAGAATAAAAAATGGCTATATCAAGAGGACAACTAGTAAAAGAACTAGAGCCAGGTTTGAATGCACTATTCGGCTTGGAATACAAAAACTATGCTAACGAACATGCGGAGATTTTTGACACTGAAAACAGTGACAGAGCTTTTGAAGAAGAAGTAATGTTATCTGGTTTCGCAAATGCACCAGTCAAAGCAGAAGGAACGGGAGTTTCATTTGACAACGCTCAAGAAACTTTCACCGCTCGTTATACACATGAAACGCTTGCTTTAGCGTTCGCGATCACTGAAGAAGCGATCGAGGATAATTTGTACGATAGACTTGCGTCTAGATATACAAAAGCTTTAGCGAGATCAATGGCTAACACTAAACAAGTGAAAGCAGCTAAGGTGTTGAACAACGGGTTCGGAACAGCAAATGGTGGAGATGGTAAGGAGCTTTTAGCTGCTGATCACCCTATCGTTACTGGAACTGAACAGAATGAGTTAACTACAGCAGCAGACCTTAACGAAACATCTTTGGAGCAAGCATTAATTGACATTGCAGCTCTTACAGATGAAAGAGGTTTAAAAATTGCAGCTAAAGGAATGAAAATGATTGTTCCTTCTGCGCTACAATTTACTGCAGAGAGACTTATGAAGTCAACACAAAGAGTTGGAACAGCTGATAATGATATCAATGCAGTTGTATCTATGGGAATGATTCCACAAGGCTATGCCGTGAATCATTACTTAACTGATACAGATGCTTGGTTCATTAAAACAGATGTACCTAATGGTCTTAAACATTTTGTGAGAGCACCATTAAAAACAGCTATGGAAGGCGACTTTACAACTGGAAACGTAAGATACAAAGCTAGAGAGAGATACTCATTTGGGTTCTCCGACTGGAGAGGTATTTTCGGATCACCGGGAGCATAATAAAATAATATTTTGTGGCGGACACAGTTCCGCCACAATTTAATTTTAGAAAGAAAAATGAGACAATTTCTAGTTAATATATGGGCTTATGATTATCATGCTAAATTTGAAGTTTTAGCAGAGGATAATCGTGAATCTATAGAGAAATCAATCCTTGACAAGCTAGGAGAAAAGTCTATAAAGTGGGAATCAACGGGAATGTTTAGAGACACCCGTAGAATAACCTATGAGGAGGTTATAAATGACCGAAGACCTGTACAAACAAAAACGGTCCTTGGAGTTGAGGTGGCAGTTGGAGTATGAACAAAACGGCAAATATACTCTCAACATGGTCGAAATTGATAATGCAATTAAAAGCGTTATTACTGAGATCAAATTGGAAGAATCTAAAATTGCAGATAGAGAAAATGCAATTCAAGCTTCAGCCGCTCAAGTTTCTGTGGCTACTTAGATAAACGCCACATCGCTGAAAACGTACTTTTATGCAGGGATCTCTTGCACTTCATTAAAAACTATCATATAAATAAATCACTATACAAACTTTAATAAAACTTAAATGTAGACGCGTATAGTCGACATCCCCTAGGGACTACATTTAAATATTCTAGGAGGAATATTATGGCAAATACAACTTTTTCGGGTCCAATATTAGCCGG